TATTATGAAGGCAATAAACAGCGCACAATACATTATTAAGGAGAAAAAATGAAAGATATATTGTTATCAACACTAACGGGGTTTGGTTGTGGTATAGTTTTTGCTGCTTTTAAGCTTCCAGTTCCAGCGCCTCCAGTTTTTGCTGGCGTAGCAGGGATTATTGGTTTATGGCTAGGCTACTACATACTTTCAGGATATGTGAGATAATAGTAATATGGAGTTTTATTACTTTGGTGGAAACTTTAATCCTGGTGAAATAACCAGATTAGAAAAAAGTCATTTTGATGGAGTTATGTTTGTATATGACGCAATTCTTGGTGACGTTTTTACAAAAGTAGCAAGAGATATAAGACTAAATGAAAAGATTAAATATCTAGTTGCAATTAGACCCTATACAATATCTCCACAATATTTATGCATGATTAGCAAATCAATAAACTCAATTGCTCCAGGCAGAATACAGGTTAACCTAATATCTGGATATGTTAAAGAGCATGAAAAAGATTTTGGTGGCATAATAGGAGATATCAATGATGACTCAGATCGTATTGATAGGTCTAATTATTTGATAGAATACGTAAAAATGCTTAACACTATGCCTGGAAATAAAAGAAAGCATTCATTAGATTTTTATGTATCAACAACAAACGAATATGTTTTTAATGAAGTTTCGCAAAACAGCAATAAAATGATATTGCCATACAGAGACTATAAAAATGGATACTGGACAGTAGTTAGTGAAAAAAGCGGTCAAGATGTAGGAAATAGTTTTGACATATCTGGTCAAAATATAATGTTAGCTTTGACACCAATAATTAGAAGGACAGAAGAAGAGCTTAGTATTTCTGAAGAATATGTTAATAGACCTGTATGGCGAGATGGTGAAAAAACAGGTAAAGTAAATGACATTGAATTCTTTACTTTTCAACAGTTTGACGACTTCATGAAAAAGTTGCAAAGTGAAGGTATAAATCAAGTTTTAATTAATGGTTTTCCAGAAAAAGAAAGGGAAAACATTATTAATTTTATTAAACATTACAAAGAATTGGGGCTATCTAAAAATAGTTTGCCTCATTATGATCATAAAGATCATAGAATATCCTAGGAGGAAAAATGAATACAGAACAACTAAAGGCGCTACTATCTTCATATGGAAGATCAGTACTTGCATCAGGCTTAGCCCTGTACATGGCAGGCGTGACAGATCCAAAGGATCTATGGACAGCATTAGTCGCAGCTATTGCACCAGTAGCAATCAGAGCACTTAACCCTAACGACAAGGCTTTTGGTCTATTGCCAGATGCTGAGTCCGTAGACAAGGCTCTGAAGGCTGCTAAGGCACCTGTAAAGAAGAAGGCAGCAAAAGCACCTGCCAAGAAATCTTCTGGTGGCGGAAAAACAAACAGTCAAGTAAAGTAGTATAAAACAAAGAAGGCCAGCCTAGAAATGGGCTGGCTTTTCTTTTTGTATGATAGGATATAGTCATGGCTGATTTTGGATCATTATGGATAGGCAATCCATTAAGTAAGGTTGAACAGACAGCTCTTGCTTCATTTATATACTATGGACATTCCTTTACCCTTTTTGTTTACGACATGGACATGAAGGTTCCAAACGGTGTAGTTAAGTCTGATGCCAATGAGATAATTCCTGAGTCTGAAATTTTCAAGGTACAGAATTCATATGGACCATTCGCAGATATGTTTAGATATACAATGATACAAAAAACAGGTCTTACATGGACTGATACAGACTCTATATGCCTTAGACACAAATGGGATTTTGGAGATTACCTGTTTGGGTATGAAGAAGAGGGGCGACTTGCAAACGGTATATTAAGAATGCCACAAGACTCTGAACTTGTTACCATGCTAATAGATAACTCAGTTAAGTACGATAAGACAAAGATAGTTTGGTCAGAGATAGGACCACTACTTGTAACAAAGTGTGCTAAAAAGCTTGGTCTTTTAAGATATGCACAGCAACCAAAGGTTTTCTATCCAATCCATTTCTGGCAATGGAAAAAGATTTGGATGAGCGAGCACCTAGATGAGGTTTTAGATAAATGTAAATACTCTCATACGCTGCAGATCTGGAATCAATTTTTAAATAGAGAAGGCATTGACAAAAATGAACTTCCTAAAGGCTCTGCAATAGAATATTTTTACAATAAGTTTGTTTAAAGATACCCAGTCATGTCTTGCTTTTTTGTATGCTGAACAGTTGATGTTGTTGAATATATGTTACAAATGTTTGCTCTGTTGTATTTAATAGCATACACATTTAGTTCTTCATTATAAAATAGATAGTGATCAATTGGTCTTGATACTGGAGTCTTTACCATTTCAAGCAGCTTCTTTGCACCAGACTTGCTTACAACATAGCATAAGCATGACCAAGACTGATAAACCTTACAAACATTTTTCTTTCCAATGTCTAAATGTTTTCCATCTTTTTTATATCTAATATTACCAGTAGGTGGAACATAGACAGTGAATACATCCCAGTCCTCTGGCAGCTCATCTATGTATTCGTATAGTCTTTGACTAAAATCTTTTGAAAGCTGTATATCATCTTCCATTAATATTATATGGTCATATTTAGAGTTAGCAAAGTTTGCCCATGCTGTATAGTTGCTTGCCCAAATTCCAAGCTCCCCAGGCTTCCACCCTTTTTCAAGCCATCCTTTTGGGTCAACTTTAATTGCTGCGTCTTTATAGAATGATTGTATGTCTTCAATACTTCTCATCATAATGGTTGGTGTATCAAAATTATCAAAGTCTTTTATAAGCTGGTCTGTAGCACGCTTAGTAAGTATGTTTCTTTTTTTCATTATTTCAGTATTTTCTTCATTATGAAATATCTTAAAGCATATGTTTGGTTTACCAATTTTAAAATTCAGACCTTCATTAATATTAAAGAACTGTTCTTTAGAGTAAAGCCTACCATTTTTTTCCCACCACTTGTTTATATAGTTGCTGGATTTTAAATGAAAGTCCTCATGGTTTTTATTGATTGAGTTTTTAGGATCTAGTATGTGAGTAAATAGTGGCATAGAGTATGCTTCACCAAGACTATACAAAATAACATCAGCTGCTTGATTTGGTAATCCGTAGCTTTTAAGAACATATTTATCCTCAAATGTATGAGCTTTAACAATTGACTCTGCATACCTTCTATTAATTATGTAGCATGCAGTTGACCATTCATATGAAGCTCTTGTGTTGACATTATATTTTTCTTTTTTATGAAGGCTAAACTTAACTGGCTGATTCTTAATCATTATTAGCTGGATAATGTCCCACCTTTTTGGTAGATTTTTAATTACATATTCCCAGTCCCATGACCAATGCTCAACAGTATCAAAACTAAAATCATCTTCCATTATAATGGCGTACTCACTATTAGATGTATTCAGCCAGAGCTTAATTGTTTTGATGTGAGACATAATGCATCCAATTTCTGATGGTTTTAACTTAGGATACTTTCCAGATATTTGATCAGAAAGATCGCTTTTCCTACCATCAACTGCTTCAACAATAGTATAATCAGTTACTCCGTACTTATCAAACTGCTTTTTTACACTGCTTAATCTATGAGTGTGGTCTTTAAGATTTATAACATACGTTGGCCCAAACCCTTTAAGCTTACTCATGTTTTAATATCCAAACTTGCTCATCCATAATCAGTATCTGATATTTACCACTATGCTCTTGTAAAAACCTATCTATTCCTGGCTTAGGTCTAAGGTGTTCTTGGTATGTATCATGTTGCCATAGATAGTCATCAAATGCCATTATCCCATTAATTTTTAGCTTATCCCAGCCAAGTATTGCATCTGTATATACTCCATGTGCAGTATGATCGCCATCTATGTATATAAAATCATAGTGTGATTTTTCAGCGGTATTAAGGAACTCTTCAGAGTACCCTTTAACTTTACATACATTTGTATAAGCAGACATTCTGCTATCATAAAACTGTTCAAGTTCATTCCAGTCAAATTTCTTGTGTGCTTCTTCTTCAGAGCCAGACCAGGTATCAACATCAGTAAGCCATGAAGTTGGATCTGTAAGTATATTATCTAACATCCACTCGCTGGCATCACCAGTGTAAGCACCTATTTGTAGAAAGTCTATCAATGGCTTACCTGCAAACCTACGTGGTAAGATTAAATCAAAATATTTCACGGCGCTTATATTAAACCAATTTGGATACCCCATACATATCATTATACACTAGAGACTCTGATATACTAGGCTTATGCCTATTAAAACTATATCACAAGAACAGCTTAATAATGCAAGACTTTTTACTAGCAAGGAAGAATTTGCAAAGCATATTCCAAAAGGATCAAGGATACTTGAGATAGGCACGCTTGCTGGAGACTATGCAGAAGTACTTATAAAAGAAGTTAATCCAGCCTCTATTGACCTTGTAGACGTGTTTAAGGCTAACGATTGGCCTGACTGTAACAGATTTAATAAAGCAGGACATTTTGATTTTGTAAAAAATAGATTTAAGAATGTTAAGACTATTACTTATCACCAAGGGTATAGCGAAAAAATAATGCCAACACTTGATAAGAAATTTGATTATGTATACATAGATGCTAACCATGACTATGAGCATTGCAAGGCTGACCTTATTAATTCCCTTGCATTATTGGCAGAAGGTGGAATTATTGGATTCAATGATTACATAGTTGATCAGGATCACGGTGTTGATTATGGTGTTATTGAAGTAGTTTGTGAATTTCTCAATGATAACAAGGATTGGGAAGTAATTGGTTTTGCTCTGCAAGAAAATATGTATGCAGATATTTATATAAGAAAGTGCCCCTAGAAGGATTTGAACCTCCGACCTAACGGGTAGAAGCCGTCCGCTCTTCCGCTGAGCTATAGGGGCGTACACCAGGCAGGACTTGAACCTACGATCTTCAGTATATAAGACTGATGCCTTAACCAACTTGGCTACTGGTGCATATTAAATTGGAGCGAAAGACGAGATTTGAACTCGCAACATCTACCTTGGCAAGGTAGTACTCTACCATTGAGTTACTTTCGCATTTTGGGCAGTTTTAGTCATACCCAGGACTTTTGCTAAGCTGAAAGTATCTTTGCTAATGCATTAACTGTTGCTGCAATTCTTCCGATATCACGCAACTGTTCAACTGTATAGCCTTCTTCTTTCAATGTTTCATAGTGTGCTTTAACACAGAAGTGACACTTACCAACAATAGAAGAAGCAAGAGAATATGCCTCAAACTTTCCCTTTGTTGTACCACCATGAGATGCAATTGCATTCATACGAAGTTGTGCTGGTAGTCCAGTAAGATTAGCATCATCTGCCATTTCTAAATATGGATACCAAACATTGTTTTGTGCCATGATTGCCCCTGCAGTTAATGCAGCATTTCTTTCTACCTCATCAGTTGCACTTGCTGTAATGAAAGCAACAAGCTTACCATTGCCAGTTGAAAAAGCAGCTGCAAGAGCAAGATATGTAGCATGCTCAGAATCAATAGATGACCTATTAATCACTGCATCAAGATTTAACTTAATGTCTTTTGCATACTCTGGAAGGTTTTCCTTAAGCTGATCAACCCAAGACATTATAGAGTCTCTCCTCCAAGAGGTCTGTTGCATGCACAAAGCTCTCCTGTTTGTAGTGCATCAAGCACACGAAGAGCTTCATCTGCATTACGACCAACATCAAGATTATTTACTGTAACGTGTTGAATAGTGTTTTCTGGATCAACAATAAATGTTGCACGATATGTAACACCAGATGAATGATGGATACCAAGATCTCCAGCTAGCTGATGTGCTGTGTCTGCAAATGCCCATGAGTTTGTCTTTTTTAGATCATCATGTGCGTTACGCCATGCAACCTTACAGAACTCATTGTCAACTGAACCAGTCATAAGAACTGCATCACGATCATTAAAATCATTTACAAGTGCATCATATGCAACAATTTCCGTTGGACATACAAACGTAAAGTCTTTTGGATAGAACACAATAATCTTCCATTTGCCTGGAAAAGAATCTTGCGTTAGTACTTCAAATGAGGAATCGTCATATGTCAATGCCCCAGGCTTTACTCCAGTAACGGCAAAGTTACCAAGTTTTTCTCCTATAGTTTTCATTTATTCTCCTTATATAAGTAGATCATTTTATAGATCTCGTGCACCAGGTAGGACTTGAACCTACGACGACCAAATTATGAGTTTGGGGCTCTAACCAACTGAGCTACTGGAGCTAACACCATTATTCTTTGTCTTGTTTAATACCAAAAGTCATTACAATATATGATACTATATATCCTGTAACAAAAGCTGCTAATCCAAGAACAAGAGCTTCAACTGTATTCATTTGTTTTCCTTTTCTAATTCTACTTCATCTCTACGCCAATGTATAAATGACTTAATATAAACTGCAGCATATGCAATAGCTGAGAATATAAAACCATATTGTTTTGTAATTAATGCGTATGTTATCCAAAGGATTTCATTAAAGCAAAGAACAATCCATCCCCATATAGTTTTACGTCCAACAAAATAAATTCCTGCAACACCAATAACTGCTAGCACCCATGACCACCACATCATTTAGCCAGCCTTTCATTTTGTCCTCTTGCAATTGCAGCACACACCTTAAATGCAGCCTTCGTTCTGCGACTCTTCATAAACCCTAACCCCTGCCATACAGGAACAGTAGCCTCAATATCTTGAGCAATCTGCTCTCTAATTTCTTTTACTGTAGTAATGACAAGATCCATCACATAAGATTTTTGCTCATCATTTAACTCGCTGGTCCACCCATTTGTTTCCATATCTTAATGATACCAGAAACCCAGCGGTATTGCAACTATGGTATGATTAGTCTATGTATGAATGCGATCACTGGCTAATCCCTATAGTATACGGATACATGTATGGAGAAGTCATTGATAAAGTAGATAACAATGAGGTTGTTTACGGTGGACCTAGAAAAGTTGCAGGCTCAGCTAAATGGTTCTGTAATAGATGCCTTGAAGATATTTATCTTTAATCAATCCTGTCTAAATCTTCAAAGCTGTTAATCCCATATAGATTGATCATTTCTTCAACAGTAAACTCTAAGTCAAATTCTTTTTCAGTATCCACCTGTGCACTCATTTCTTGTATGATATAAACGAATCTTTGTCATAATTTTTCGGGATGGAGCATAAAGATCATCCTTACATGTTAAGCATCTATAAGACCATTCACCAGTAAAGAAGTCATGTACATAGCCTTTGGCATTAGCATACTTCTTAGCTATGAAGTTTTGAAATGGGTCTGGTATTTCCATATTGATCATATATTAAGTATACATCTATGTCTTGGTTATGTCAAAACAGATTTTGTTCATCATGAACTTGTTTTATATGGTTATATAGATCTAAAGATATTTTATATAACTCTTGCTTCTCTACAAAAGACATTACCTCTTGCTTAGTTTCACCATCATTACGTGGGATATTTAGCATAAGCCTTCTATGAGCCATAAAGTCTTTTATTTCATAAGCCTTTACTGGTATTGCAGAAACATTATATAAATTAAATACTTTAT